ACGTAAAGACGCACATTTCTGTGGGTATAATAATGCCCACTATGATGATCCGATCATCAATTACTGTATTGAATTTTTCTCTAATTCTAAGTATGTTTATTCAACAATCTGTCAATCCATCTTCAATCTCTCATGTACTATTACACGAGATAAGGAAAACATTGAGAGTTGGAAGAAATGGAAATATGCAAAAAACTTTCCATCATTGGATTTACTTACTATGCTGTATAGCAAGGCTTTACGCGTTTCCTTAAAAGAAATGCAAGTAACAATGATGTATAAAACTGTTCAGGAATTCAACTGTGATTGGAATTTACCGTTACAGTTAGACCAAATTGACGACATGATTAAGTATAATCTTAATGACGTGCTGTCAACTCTAGAACTACTAAGACGATGTGAAAAAGATGTACGTCTTCGTATTGACATTGAAGATAATTATCATATAAAATGTCTTTCTAAAGATGGTGTTGGTGTAGGTGTAGATATACTTAAAACAGAGTATATGGAAAATACTGGCATAACTTGGGATGTCTTACAAGACATGCGAAGCCCTATGCCGATGATACACCTAAAAGATGTAATACTGCCTAATATAGAATTCAAAACTCCGATCTTAAAAGATCTACTTACTGAGATGAAACAGTTAACTGTATCACCAGGTAGAGATGGCTGGAATAAAAAGTTCTTATTAAATAATCTAACAGTATCTGTTGGAGTAGGTGGTATACACAGTATAAACGAACCAGAAATAATCATCCCTAGAGATGATGAAATACTCCTTGATACTGATGCAAACTCACTATATCCAAGTTTAATTATTCAGTATGATTTCGTACCACCACATCTTGACAAAGAACAATTTATAAAGATATATCGTCGTATCTACGAAGAACGCTTAGCAGCTAAAAGAGCTGGTCGTAAACTTGAATCAGAAACTAAGAAATTAGTATTAAACTCTGTAACAGGTAACTACCAGAATGAATACAGTTGGTTATATTCACCGTTTGCAGTAATGCAAATACGTATGAATGGCCAATTACTGCTTTTAATGCTCTCTGAGCGACTTTTAGAGCTTGGAGCTACAATTTATCAGCTCAACACAGATGGTGTCTTATACAGCCTTAAAAAGGCCAAATATGACGAATTACAAGCCGTCATAGCTGAGTTTGAAAAGATAAGTCGTCTTACGTTCGAAACCGAACAGTTTGAAAGCTTTTATCAGCTTGCCGTTAACGATTACTTTGGTAAACAAGGTAATAAAGTTAAGGAGAAGGGGTGCTTTATCACTGAGGTAAAACTCGGTAAAGGGTTAACCCCTAAAATAATCCCTAAAGCTGTAGAGAAATACTTCTTTGAAGGTGTTAAACCCAAAGATTACATTCCTACAGTAACAGACATTAAAGACTTCTTGATGTCTGAGAAAACCGGCAAGCAATGGTTTGTTGAGTATAATAATGTAAGCCAACAAAGAACTAATCGGTTTTATGCTTCTACTGACGGTTATTTCTTATGGAAATACAAGATCGAATATGGTGTAAAGAGCTACCAGAATATGCTAACAGCGTCTGGTGTTACTCTACTAAATGATTTTGATGACCTTAAGACTGACCCAAAGATAAACTATGCATATTACATAGCAGAAGCAAACAAGATAATAAACCAGTTGAAAACAAAGCAACTAAGTCTGTTTTAACAGATTCTCTCATACGTGTATCCAAGCTTAGTGCATAACATTTATATTATGATACTAGAATTAGATACGACGCTACTCGAGGTTTTTCCGAGTATAAATATAAACCAATTAGTATTTTTAACTCTTGTGTTGAATGGAAATAATCAAAACAATCAAGACGTTCACTTGTTACTCAGCCGAATAAGCGAAACAGAAATACAAGAGTTAATCGACAATGGACTTATCGCTGTTACTACTTCAGGCGATAATAAAATTTATGAAAGTACACAGTCACTCAAAGATGCCCTTAAACAGGACAAAACCTGGTTTGACTACTTTTATGAAGTATTTCCAGTGTATGTTACTAGACCCGATGGTACTAAAGGTTTCTTACGTTCTAACATTAACAAATGTCGTAAGGAATACAACAGAATCGTTGGTAAATCTAAAGCAATGCACGAACATATCCTTGACTGTCTCAAGTATGAGATAGACGAGAAGACTATAACTGGTAAACTCGGTTATATGAAGACTATGTGGAAATGGCTCACTCAAAGAGAGTGGGAGTCTATTGAAGAACAAATGAATTTTGACCCAATGCGATATGAACGAACCAGAACTTCAAACGGCAACATCGGTTACGGCTCCAATATATATTAAGCCGATTAGCGTAGTAGCTGATGAGTCAGCTAAATACATTAAAGCTAGAAAGACCCATGAAATTGTCGCTTTACGGAGTAGATGGAATAAGTTCAATAAGGCTACTGGAGGTATAGAACCTAATATGGTATTCACTATAGCAGGTATCTCTGGTAGTGGTAAATCTTCGTTTGTAAATACTTTAGCATTCGATTTAATCGATTGCAACCCCAATCAGGAAATCGTTATTCTAAATTTCAGTTTTGAGATGGTGGGTTACCGTAATATAGGTAGAACAATTAGTAATAAGCTCAGAAAAACAACCTCTGAACTTTATAGTGCTGCTGAAGACCTCAGTGATGATGATTACGCTAAAGTTCTTACTACGGTAAACTCAATAAAAAAGTACCCCATATACTATGTGGATACACCATGTTCTGTTGCAAAGATGGAAGAAACGATTACCTACTTTCATGATACCGTTGCTAAAGGCAAATGGTTGATTGTCATCCTTGACCACACATTGTTGGTCGAGGGTGATACTGAAAGAGGTACCTTGGTCGATTTACAGAAAATGTTTATTCGAGTGAAGAAACTATCCTTTACTACAATTATACAGCTTTCACAGATGAATCGAAACATTGAACAACCTGAGCGACTAAACAACCCGTCAAGTCATTATCCTATAAGAAGTGACTTGTCAGCTTCAGATGCAATATTTCACGCAAGTGACTTTGTAATTGTTATGAATCGTCCCGAAATGTTAAATCTTGCTATATATGGAGTCCAACGTCTACCTGTAAAAGATCGTGTATACCTACACTTTCTCAAAGTCAGAGATGGTGAGCCGTGTATACTCGAATTTAAAAATGATCTCCGTTATAACAATTTAATAGAGACGACCATACAACCTGAAGCAAACAACAATCTAAGTAGTAATTTAAAAAATAAGGCTGAACTATGAAACAGTTTACTATAACTCTTCCCAAGAAAAATATTGATCCTAAAGGTACTTTAAAGTCTCGTATCCTGCACGAAGTAGCAACTAAGTTCCCATTCCTGAAGTGGCACGGTATTGATACTCCTGAAGATGAGATGAGCAGTATTTCATTTGCTGGACCTGGTGACAAGCTGATTTTCGGTTTGAATCCTGATGCTGAATTTGCAGCACTGAATTGTCCTTGCAAGAACTGCCCGTTGTTGAATGGTATCCGCAACTATAACTTGCCGCAGGATTTGGATCTCGCATTATATCGCTTGCATAAGTATGCAGCTGAGGTGAAGAATAACGACGACAAGGGTTACGATTTCTTAATCGGTAATACCCCTGTTCGTATTTATCAGAAGTTTATTCAGATCGGTAACACGGTTATCCCGTTTGAAGATCCTTATAAGTTTCTGAAATATAAAGACGAAGCAGATCAGATTACTATTATTGACATCTTGATCAACGTAAGTAACGCTGATGAGATTAGCGATTTGTTTTAATCTACTTTATTGATTCCTATTCCAGATTTTATCAGATTTTACCAAACAATCAGTAAAGTATTAACTTATTTATAATATGTTGATACTCCCAACTGAAAAAAGCAAACCTAAAGTTTGTAATCCAAAGACTCTCATCTTATTTGGCCGCCCTAAGGCTGGTAATTAAATTGCCGTTTATACGAGGAATCGTATAAATTATTATCGGACAAAATCGGTGAAGGCTGTGATGCTAATACCGAGCAAACTATAGATATTACGAAAGGGTCTATAGCTGCGTAACGCGTAGGAGTTGAATAAATATAATACTCCCAAGAGTGCCCGACATCTAGAACAGATGAATATGTACGCTGAACTGTAACAAAATGAAGTTGTAGAAGTTAGGATAAAAAACCTAGCGATAACAAATTGAAGTCGACATTAATGGCTGCCCTTGATAACAACCTAATCATTGATTTGGAAAACGGTTATCAGGCTTTGGAAGCAATGACAGTACAGGCACGTTCTATTCAGGACTTTGCCGATATTGCCAATGCAATCCGTGAGAAGATGAAAGAGAATGGAGGACAATTCCCGTATAAGTATATCACTATAGACAATGCTACTAGACTTGAAGAGATGTGTCTGAGTTATGCAACAACCATCTACAAAAATACGCCGATGGGCAAGGCTTACACCGGAAATGATGTAAGAACACTCCCTAATGGGTCTGGTTATATGTACTTACGACAAGCAGTACGTAAAGTCATTGATATGTTCAGATCGCTTTGTGATACATTCATACTCGTTGCACACGTCAAAGAGAAGATGATAAACAAAGACGGTGAAGAACTATCAGAGATGTCTATAGACTTAACTGGTAAGTTAGGTGACATACTTTGTGGCGAAGCAGATGCTATCGGATACGTGTACCGCAAGAAAAATGAGACTATTATCTCATTTGAAGGTGGTGAAAACACTATTCGTGAAGCACGAGCTGAACACTTGCGAGGAAAGAAAATTGTTGTAGCAACTAGCGATGATGAGAATCATGTAACAGTTGATATGACTAAAATATTTTTACCTGAATAAAATTGAAGAACTATGGCATACAGTAAAGAACGAGCAAACAATGTTAGTAAGAATGATATTAAGTATCTGCCGGCAGGCGTTATCACAGATGTAACTCTCAAGGAAGCGCGTACAGACGTATCCCCCACGGGTAACCGCTTCTTCGAAATTGTTTTCGAGAAGGACGGTGCAACACTGACGCACACCGAGTGGGAGCCTAAGTTGGGTGGTTTTACCACAACAGCTGAGCAGCTCCAGCAGAAGGAAGACAATCAGTATTCTCGTATGTTGCAGATTTTACACTGCTTCTACGATGATGCTCTGTTGAACTTCAACGGTGAGAACTTTGAGCAGTTTGCTAACTGGATTGTGATGATGCTGAACGCAGCAGATAAGAGCAAGAAACTGCGTGTAAAGATCGTATACAACGATAAGGGTTATACTACCTTACCTTCGTATGCAAAGTATACATTTATCGAGCCTATGACACTGCCTGAAGGTGAATCTTCAGCAATTGCAGAACTCGGTATTGACAAGTTCGTACGTCCTGTTAAGGCTGATGCAGAAACACCTGTGACCAACCCGTTGGAAGCTGGTGCAGCATTAACCAGTAACCCGACAAACGATCTGCCGTTCTGATCTAGAATAGCGTAACAGTATTTACACGTAAGTCGAAAGACCTCGTTTTTAGGAAATTATGGAACCGTGAGCAACAAGGGCTGTAAGGAGTTCGATCCTCCTCACGGAACAAATCTTAAGCATATGTATAGTAGAACAAGAACTAAAGTCCCTGACAACATTACCTTAGATTGGATACTTTCTAAGGCAACGGAATACGATATATATGCACAATACTTAGGTCAATTTAAAGTAGGCATGATCTATAATAGTCCATTTAGAAAGGATAAAAACCCTTCATTTGGTATCTACTATAGTAAACGCGCACAAAAACTGCTTTTTAAAGACCATGGAACCGGTGATTGCGGTGATGTTATCAAGTTTGTCCAACTCTTAACCGGTAAAACAAACTATGATGAAATCCTAAAGGATATAGTAGCGAAGCTAAACATCACTAACACCACCAAACTTGTTAGCTCTAAGCAATATATACCGCCAACAGAGACAGTAATTGGTGTCGTTCGGCAAGATTTTACCGAATCTGACATCAATTACTGGTCTCAGTTCAACATTGATACTAAGACACTGAAGAAATTCAATGTCAGTAGTATCAAATACTATCTCTGTAATGGTATAGTAAAAGGTATCTATAAAGACGAGAATCCAATGTATGCATATAAAGTGTACAACAACTTCAAAATCTATAGACCTTTAGGTGATAAATACACCAAATGGCGCAACAACCTCACAGAACTTGATATTCAGGGTTACGAACAATTACCTAAAGCAGGTGATACTTTATTCGTAACTAAGTCTATGAAAGACGTCATGTGTCTGTACAAAATGGGTTATTCAGCCATATCACCGTCATCTGAGTCTACATTCATCCCAAACAACGTCATAGAGGCCCTTAAGAAGCGTTTTAAGCGCATTATAGTCCTCTTTGATAGAGATGTAGCTGGCGTAAGAAATAGTCGCAAAATAAGCCTTAAAATGGGCTTAGAAGCGATGTTTATACACAAGCGCTTTAAAGCTAAAGATGTATCAGATGCAATTAAAGGAAATGGGTTTGAAACTATAAACAAGTGGCTACATGAAACAGTAGACAAACACCAAAGTAAAGAATGCAACAAGAGTTGAACTAGACGGTATAACCTTTAGGTCTAAACTCGAAGCATATACATATAAAAAATTAAAAGAAGCTGGAATCATTGCAGAATATGAAACGCATAGATACCAGCTCCTACCTTCTTTTACGTATGATGGTTCAAAGATTCGAGCTATAACGTATTTGCCTGACTTTGTCGGTGACCGCTTTGTTATAGAATGCAAAGGATTTAAAACCGATAGTTGGCCAAATCGTGAAAAACTTTTCAAATACTATTTAAGTATTAATGAACCCGAGACAAAGTTCTATGTAGTACGTAATCAGAAGCAAGTTGATGAACTAATAAAACAGTTGAAACATGAGTGAATTCTTGAAACTTGGTAATGGTATTACCCCGAAGCCTCAGGGCTCAGATTACGATCTTGAAGCAGGTAAAGTATATGACTTATCGTGGGATGACTGGAATAGTCGCCCCGTATTTAAGTTAAACGGTTCATTAAACCTACCTGAAAAGATCTATCAGTCTGAAGAAGACATTCGATTTAAGAAACGAGTACTACGGTACTTTGAGAATACTAGCGCACAGAACACAGCTGTCCTGTTAGCTGGTGATAAGGGTACAGGTAAGTCTATTATGGCTAAAGTAATAGCTAGTGAGTCTGGATTACCTATTATTGTCGTAGATTCTAAGTACCCTGAACAGCGATTAAACCTGTTCTTTAAGCAATTTACGACACCGGTGTGTGTTATTTTCGATGAAATCGAGAAAAACTACAAGACGTGGCGGATGCTGGACTTCTTTGACGGCATCGAAGCGACAACAAAGAAATTGGTCTTAATGACCTGTAACAAACTCAACGATGTATCTGAGTACATGCTTGACCGATGCTCACGAGTTCGTTATTTACGTACTTATCGAGCTGAAAGTAACTATGTATACTTGGATGATTTGATCGAGTCTATTGGAGTAAAGAATCCTGCAGAAGTACGTCAATTCTGTATTGACAATATTGCTATCCCTTCTATTGATAATCTGAAAGCTTTCATTACTGAAGTAAAGGTATTGGAAGATGAAGAATCATCGTTAGCTACTATCTTAAGCACAATGAACATTACGCCTAAGAAGAGTCCCTTTGCAGCATTACCCAGTAATGAAACAGAAGAGAACACTGATGAGTGTGATGAGTGCGATGAATGTGATGAACCGAGCTCTGATGAAGAAGCTCCCGAATATTATGAACATTTTGACGCAGCATAATGAAAATAAGAGGAATTAGTGATACACACGGTAATTTACCTTATATAAAGCCGTGTAACGTACTTTGTATCTGTGGAGATATACTCCCCTTAGATATACAAGAAAATGCAGCAGAGAGCTTCTATTGGCTTTCTACTGCATTTTTTGATTGGTTGAACTCGTTAACGGTTGACTGCGTACTTTATGTACCTGGAAACCATGACTTTTGTATGCAAGATGAACACCTACGGAAGTTGGTTGAATCGCATTTTGCAGACAGCTCGTTCAAGTTTGCAATACTCGTTAATGAAAGTTATACCTATGAAGGTATACACTTTTATGGTACACCCTATATTAATCCTATCACCTTCCAAAAAGGTGTATGGGCTTTTGAATCTGCGGGTTCGTATGATATACCAGAGTGTGATGTATTACTATCACACGATAGTCCGTTAGAGAACCCTAGTTTGGGTCATGCTGCACTTAGTAAGTATAAGTATGCACATTTCTACGGACACTGGCACACAGACCAACATCGTGGCGGAAGCAAGCAATTAAATTGTGCTTATGTAAACGACTATTACAGCGTAAAGTCTAACTTTGAACCGCCTACGATAGAAATAGAAGAACCTGACGAACAAGACGGATTAATCCGTCAAGACGTACTTGATGCAGTTGAATGGGATACTTCAGCTGATATAGAAACACCAGAGATTAATGAAAAAGATGATAATTGATATCCCCTATTATGAGGATATGACTCGTTATTCTAATAGTGATATTGGATACTTCCTTAAGAATGGTCCTAAAGGACTTAAAGACTATAAGGAAGGAAAAGTAGCTAAGATGGATTATAGCTTCCTTGAAAAAGGAACTATGATTCATGAATATCTATTGCAACCAGATGAATTCTGGAAGGACTATGTAATCTTAGACTTTGAAGTACCTAAGGTTAAACAGCAAAAAGACCTCTTAGAGACATTTTCTCGACTCAAGAGTACCAATCCCTTGGAAGATGAAAGTAAACTCAAATTAGAGGCTTATAAGCAGTCCTACAGCAATAAAAAAGCTGATGATAAATGCATAGAAGAAGCTACACAACTAATTGATACGTATAAGAGCTACTTAGAGTACTTGGGTACTGATTCAAATAAGAAGGTTATATCCTTTGCTGATTTGAATATGCTCAAACGTATTGAACAGAACATCCGTAACCATAAGAAAGCAAACGAGTTATTATTTAATTTACCATCTACTTTTAAAACTCACAATGAGTTCCACATTAACTGGGAAGTTGCTAAATTTAACATGCGTTGTAAGTCTCTACTTGATAGAGTCTGCTTTGATCACGTTAATAAGAAGATTATACTTATAGACTTAAAAACTACAGTAAACGTATACAACTTTAAACATTCTGTTGAAGAGTACGATTACTTTAGACAGATTGCATACTATGGTTGTGCAATTCAATGGTATATGAATGAAATACTGAATCTAAATACAGATGATTATGATTTCGAAGCGTATATTATTGCTATAGGTAAAGATCAGAATAACGAGATTAGAGTATTCAACATGAAAAATGATGCAATAATCAGTGAAAAGGTTGATTTAATCTCAGATGCTCTCGAACGTATTTCAAAACATATCAGTACCGACCAGTGGGACCATACTCTAGAGTATTACGATGGAGATGGAACTGAGGAACTGACATGACTGAAACTGAACAAAAATGGCAGCAAATCATCAGTAAACTGTTTTTAATACCGTTTATTGAAGATTCACTGCCAACAAAATATATTCCGTGGTGTAACAACAAAATGGTTGGTATATTCACGGGAGACACAAACAAACCTGACTGGGAAAACAAAATAGTGATGTGTTATCACATAGGAGGTTTTAACAAGGAACTCCGCGAGAGTTTCGACAAAAATCAATATTCATATGCCAATTACGTTGATAAGTTAGACGACGATACCTATGAAATAATTTCATTTACTATTCCCAGTCAGTTTTTAAAAGATTATAAACTTATTCTTCAAGGTCAATATTCAAAGTTATCCACACAAATAAAGGATAAAATCCGATATTTCTGGAAAACAAATTCAAAGCTTAGTGATATTGTAAACCAAATATTAAACGGTTATACACAGAATTATAAAATTCAACCAGCTTTGAATAGTTGTATATTAAACTTGAATCATGTGCCAATAGAAAAGGGGGATGCTGTGAAGCATCTCCCTTTCATTTTATATTAATCTTTTATTTTACAACAGAATTACAACCATTCTAACCTCGACGATTTTCAAAATTATCGCTGATGCAAGAATGAATTAATTTCCTGCGATGTATTCCACATTCGACCAAACTGTTTAGCGCCCGGTGTCAGTTTAACTGCTTTGTTCAAAAATTTATTTTCAAACAGGTGTTTACCAGTCTGATATTCATCAAACGGGTCTAACAACTGACTAAACAAGTCAAATATGTCTTCAGCGAGTGTAACAACCGGGAACGGGTCTTTCAAGATTGCTGTGAATGACGAAGGTACCAGTGCAAAAGTTAAGTCCGTATATAAACGGTATGCTTGATATTTAAGTACCCACTCCAATTCAACACCCCAGTCATGATCGTCGTTCTTCGGAGGAGTAAGTAAGGCAAACAAACAATATGCTAAGGCGGCAACTCCAAGTTCAAAGGTAGATCTAACGATATTCTTCTTGTCGACATCATCTAGTTGATTCCAAGTCATCGCTTTAGTCTGCAATTTTTCAGCATGGAACATGTGCTCGCGAATTAAATTGGCAAAACCTAGCGCATATTTATTCTGGAACGCTAATCTGAAAAATGGACCGTACATACCATCAACCTCGTCATTTTGTAATTCATCGTAGTATCTGCTACGGAATCGTCTATCAAGGAACGGTTCTACCCATCTACGAAGTGCTAACCCTACCCAACCATACCATTGTGGTTGTGCTGCAACACTCGCTCTTTCTGAATAGTTACCGTGCATATTAATAGCAACTTTTCTAACCTTCAAAGAAAACTCATTTTGCTGAATTTGCGAGAAATTTGCAACTTTGTCATCAACTTTAAGTTGATTATTTTCATCAAAATCAACAAAATCGAGCATACTACCGAGCACGTTACCATCCTTATCTTTTGCTTGCATATGAATTAGCGCTGCTAACAAAAATCTTGATTGTGCCTCACGCTCACCAACGCTATTTGTGTAGTAAGCAACCTCGTCAATGCCGTGACGTAAGAATCCAGTAAGTGACATGTTCTTACCGCCTTCAAATATACCAAACCATTCTACAAGTTTATTTATCTTGTTTTGTGGTACAACACGATTTAAGTCCATTAGCATATCAGGAATCTGCGCTACAAACATCTGAGTTGCTTTTTTGTAAGATTCATTGTCAATAACGTCTCCAGCAACAGATTCTTCCAACTGATTTATCTCTGCAACAAGTATGTTGTTCAAACCTGCTACAGCATTTGCGGACATTACGCGTTTATTCTGAAACTGTACCAATGTTTTGATAAATTTTGCGATGTCTACGTACTTATCACTAAACGGTATTTTGAATTTACCCATATCCTAAACTCGGTTACCATAGAAAACCTGATCAATCCAAGCATCGTATTGTGATTCTGTATTAGTTTTATGACTGTGTGTTTTTTCACCACCGCCGGTCTTATTCAAGAATGATATTGTGTTGTCATACGTTTCACGCGATTGAAGTATTGCTTGTGTTTGTAGTATCAATGACTCCAAATCACGCTTCGTTAAGTATGTATCAGCGGCATCAAACCATTTGAAGAATATAGTCGGTAAGTCGAATGACTGTTCATCAATAGTAATTGTACTATTCGGTCTGTAATATAAAGGTATCTACCTTATACGCTTACCGCTTTCATCAACGAATGTACCACGTATATCATCATCACCGCGTACCAATGAATTCTCCTTGATGTGGTTCTTTATTGCATTTACGGTGCCGTCTGCAGCAACACGTTCAGCACCCTTCTTTATTATACCCGGTAATCGGAAATTAAGCCTAAGTGACGCAGGTAATGAGTTATCATACTGAACTATAGCATCATAGAATACTTGGTATAACTACCACTTGGGGTCATTAGACGCTTTAAGTTTCAGCATCCTATTATACTTTTCATTCTTATATATCACTCTACTTGGATTTCTGTACTTTTTGTCTAACTCTTTAAGTGTATTATATATGTCCTAACGTACGTCAGCAGTTATGGTGCCATCTTTATAGAATTTTGACCAACTTTCACGTTTATTAGCAGGTTTGAGCGCATTTTCAACTATTTTCTTCTTTTTATCATCATCTAATCCAACAAGTATTACATCTAATGTGTCTTTCAATTCCTGTTCGTAATGCTCTGGATTAACAATAGGGTTGTTTTCGTCTAGCCAAGCCTGCCATGCGTCTAGCTTCTGTTGATATGTCATCGTAGCATCTTCTTTGATGTGAGCTTGCATAGCGTTTGACGCTGCTAAGAACTCACTAGAATATGGATTTATAAGATAAGCTTTACCATCTGGTGTAATTTCGACGAAATCGTCATACACGTCACGAAGTTTAGACAAGTTACCAAATCCGTATTTATCACGGAATGCTGTTAAAGCTCTTTGTAATTTGGATCTAAAACCGATCATACGCTAGTCTTTCTCGCTCATAGCCAAATCGAAGCGCTTTACGATAGCTTGAACAAACGGATCGTGTGATTCATACACTGAGGAGAAGTGTGCTCTAATGGAATTACATTCAAAACCAGAATCAGCTATCTTACGCTGCATATCTAAGAATTCGGCAGTCTTTTCTTTGATCATAGACTCACTTTCTTTCTCAAATTTGATCATGTGCTCTTGCACACGTTTGTTAAAGGTAGCTTCAGCTTCATCAGCTGCTCTAGGGTTTTCTTCTTTATATCTAGCACGCTCTTCTTTCAGTATACGATTTCTAACTACACCAACATAAGGCATTATTGCTTGAATATATAGTTCAGAACCGCGCTTGTCATAAGTATCCAGAATATTATCCTTCGCATCACGTAATTGATTTAATGCTATAACAAGTGTATTTACATTTTCTTGGCCAAATAAGTCTTCATATCTGTGAACAAGACCTGTAATCTTATCAAGCATGTTATAAGATGACGCAATTTCCTTATAGCTCTGTAGTACATCGAGCTTCCAATTAGCATCAGAACCTAACTTATTCAGTTCGTTTATCTACTTATTAAGCTTACCCAGGTGATCAGCTGCATAATTTACAAACTGCAACAATGCGTCAAGTTCATTCATATTTTGAATTTTCTCAAGTAAGTCAGCAGCATCTCTAGCCTGTGTCTGATAACGGTGCTTCAGCTGTAGCACTTTGTGCTGTATGTCCAGTTTACCTTGAATAATCTTGATTACATCCCCAAGGTCTTTAATCATAGCGCCAACGCGTTCGGTATCTTCACCGAGCGCTTTTTTGTTTTTAAACAAGCTATATTCAACATCGAATTTGGTCTGTTGCGTTTGATTCACTTTGTAGAAGCCATCATTCTTAAGATTATTATTATCTTCTTCGTTTCTACCAAAAATCTTGCTAAGCCCAGCATATACAATAGTGCCACTCTTAACACCGTAAACAATAGGAATAATTCCAGTATCCTCTGTAGGTATACCATAAGCGTTAAGCATGTGTTTATAGGCTGAAAGCTGGAAGTCATAACCGTCACGTTCAGATTTCAACTTAAACTTCTTACTTGTTGACCACAAGAAGCCGTTTAATTTCTTACCTTTCTTGTTTACATTAACACCCTGTGCGTTCTTCATACCATTGTACTCAATGAGTTTGGTTTTGAAGTCCATCAGCGTATACTTACCTGTTTTACGATTGCGTAGCACCAAGTCAGCGGTACCTGCAATGTCGTGTTCAGCATCAGCTAATACTGCTTCTGATGCCACAAACTCATAGTCCTGTAAAATACGGTCTACAAGCTTTTTTAAGCCCAATATAGCGTCTTTCGATACTCTACCTTTGAAGTTATCCGGTTTAAGATTTCCTTTCAGTAAACCCTCTAAAATCGCGTGTATTGTGGTACCATTACTACGAGCCTCATCTGATATGTCTGCTTGCAATGAATCCTCAATAGCTGCGTTATAGGTGTCGTAGTTCATTTTACCTTTGTATTGTGTTACAGAAGTAAGTACTTTACCACTAGCTTTATCACGATATTGGTGATTAGCAGGATCGAATGTTACACTGTTAGCAATTCTTGATAAAATATTATTAGCTTCTTCGATCCCTGGTACTTCTTGATGGTATACACCCTCTACATCGCTCATAGGAGCTATTTCCCTGCGATTTAAGAAACTATCTGTAAGCTCAGCTACAATCTACTCTCTAAGGTACTCTTTACCCTTTAAAAGGCCTCTAATGAAGTCTTTGAAGCGTTGCCACCAAGTACGGGCTTTACCGTCTAATTCAGCTGCTTTTACACCGATAGCTTGTACTAAGGCTTCTTTACTACCAAATTCAGCAATACCATCTTGGACGATTTGAGAAGACTCAAACATATCAACATAATAATGAGCGTATTCATGAGGAATTGTGTCTATACCAGCTTTAGCAGCGTCAATCAGTATCTTCATAGCATTGAGGTCAGCTTCGCCAGCATACCCACCTTCAATGTAATCTACAAATTCAACTGACATCTCAGGAAAAAGGTCCTTCATAATACTGAGCATATTAGACATCTGTCTGTGTTGTTCAGGATTTAGGTGTCTTGGTTTTGTAGGACGTTTCTATGTAAGGTCTTGTTGTGTTTCTTCAGCAATAGAAGTTGCAGGCTTTAACGCCTAGGCTTCTTTCAAAGCCTAAGCGTAATTACCTTCATATTTATTCCACAAATGATAGGCTGCATTCTCACCAACTAGAGCAGTGAGGGAGTCAAACTCCTATTTAACCTGTTTATTACTAAAATTTGGACAAAATATACCTATCATATTAATTAAGATTTACAATGTTCTGCTACTTTTTCACCTTGTTTTTCAGCTTCACTTAGCTTATCGTGATATCCGACCATTTCATCATAAGCATTATTACTAGGAATAGCGTACGGTGTAGTGCCTTCAACGGGCTTTAATACTTTGTAATATCTATCCTGCTGATTAGGATCAAGGTCATTATAGTTTCTGAATTTACTAGCTGTATCAGTATTCAACAATGACCTAATATTACCATACTGGTCTATATCACCATCGGCGCGTACAGCAAAAGCATATCTGGAAGGATTACGATAACCAAGATTATTAGCCTTGTAGTATACAGGGGTTTTCCATATTTTACCCTTACCTTCTGTTTCAATGATATCACCAAGTCTGTACAAGTAGGTGGCATTATTGTGTGTTTGAACCTTAATAAACGGATCAAAGCTACCGTTGTGTCTAACGGAACCACCACCCTTATAAAGACGTATTACGTCATCTCCTATAACAGAAGCGTAGGTGCGTTTACCTTTACTCTTAAACGTCTTAACGATTTTATCGTCAGTTACAGCAAGTAATTGTACAACTTGATCCATTTCGGGGTCAGATAAACTCTTAGTACGGGACATCACACGATCTGAAATAAACTGATTGAATGTTATGCCACCAGCTGTCAATTTAGCTAACTGCTGCGGAGGAATAATATCATATACAGTAGTTCTAAGAGTACCACCCGCATTTGAATCAGTACCACCTGATACGTAGAACATGTATGCTATGAAATCGTTAGCCCATTGTCTTACTTCAGGATCATTACTCTCACAGAGTTCAGTGATAGCCATCTGTACGTTATTCTTGACATCTTGATCTTCCTTAAACTGCTCTGCCACAAGCATAAATTGAGGTGTTTCGGAAGACTTGGTTATTTGATTATAGTTGAGCGCGTTGAATAAGTCAACACCCTCGTCATTAGCAAGAGCTTTAGCCTTTATTTCGCTATATCTACCAGGTACGCTGGTAGGACCGTACATAAGCTTAGCCAACGGTTTAGAACCACCAAAACGCTCTTTTATATACTGGTTAAAGAATGGTGTAAACAAAACTGTTTTGATTTTAGGAGCAACAAACTTTAAGAAGTTTGCACTCTTACCGTATACACCAAAACGCTTACTTAACGTGTCTGCGGTATTTCTAAACACATCAGAGAATTCAACCATTGTTGTTTTGAACATATCAAACAAACCTTGAACACCTAATTCGTACTTCTTACCGAGGAATGTGCCGTCATATAGAGCCATCGGATAATCGAATAATGGACTAGCTGAGTCGTTAAAACTTTGGCCACTGAACAGCTTTTCTACATTCTACGTAAATGCGATTAGCTGACCAATCGAAGTACCGTACTTTTTAGTGTCCACCTTAGCTGCTTTGATTGCTGCTTGATAATTGTCAGCCATTGCATTTAGCGCTTCGAATATCTGGAGATAATTCAACTGTGTTTTCAGCCATACCGGATTGTTAAAATCGGTTCTAAGATTATTAAGCAACGCATTACCTTCCATCATATTTTCCTGCGGTGTCACATCGTCAACATTATCTTTACCTACTAGTGTTGTGAGCTGTGTTTCGTAGCGCTTTCTAACACGATCCATATATTCGTTACCGTAGGATTCCTTTTCTGTCACGCCAATCGAAGAGCGCTTGAAGCGTATGAAATTATTTGTAACATCAATTATGATTGGTTGGTTTATGAATGCGAATGTATCTTTACCATAACCGGTAGCAATCATGAAAGACAGAATATTATACGTAAATGGATTTACATTCGCATTACCGATGTAATTATCCTTGGCAGCATCGACGGCAGCGTTAATAAGACCTGACGTGGTGTCAAGAATAACATAACCGTCTTTATCATATTGTTCACCCATGTGTGTCATACCGAACTCCTCTAGCATACGGAACTCGTTTGGTTTTAATCCAGACATTTGCACAAATGCTTGGAATACACTGTTCAATGCCATAGGTCCAACAGTCTCATCAGACCCAGAGTTAAGTTTCTTTTGAACACTCTGAAATACAGGATTTAGATGATACCCGTCTAAGTCTACTTGGTCTGACGTATTTGCATCACGGTATTGATTAAGTGTTTCTTTTGCGAACTCCTTAATGGGACCAGTGCAAACATCCAACGGTGTACTAGAATCAAGTGCGTGGTCAGATGATGTTAATGTAGCTTGATATATGTCAAGTAATGCATTTTGTAGTTCCTCGTCGGTTAATGCGGCTGTTTGCTCACGTAGTTTATCTACATCGTATTTGACTTTAACTAATTTGCCGTCTTCAACTGTGTAGTTAAAACGAGCGAGGAACATTTTATCAATATCGAAGTCAGAACCAGTAAGTGCTGTGATACCCGCAGGGAACTGAACAATGCTACCTCGTACATCAGGAATAAGGTCAACTATTTCGATAGGCAAAGTTGAGTTCTGACCCTGTGTAGGTACACGGTAAGACAATGCAAACAGTTCTTTGTTGTCAAGTATAAACTTCTTTTGACCTTCAAAGTTATCAAGATCGTAACCCTTTACACCAGCTTTTCTAGCCTGTTCTATGACATTGTGGAAGAAACCAATAGACAGTCTTACTTCCATTCTGGAGTGAATATTACCATTTGCGTCAATTTCGCCAGGCATAAGAAGATGTCTATCTGCGCTAGCTTTGACATTTAAAGCGTTATCAAAGCCAACGCCTGCAACCTGATACAAGGCCTTACCTGGTGTAATTGTATTGATAATTGATTTCCCCATATCTGCAATAAGTCGAGAAATGATCCACTGTGCGTTTGGCATACCCGCAGGATGAATAACGAATTCACCGTTACTATCTACAGTAAACGATTGCGAAGTCTAAGGAGGAAGATTTTCTGTTCTTGCCATGTTGGCGAAAGATTTCATCATCTATGCCTTATCAATCGTAGTCTTACCAAGACCCCATTTCTTTTGGAACTTCATAGCCCCTCTAGTGGTAAGTGTGTCAAGAATATCAGTGTACATCTGACGAACTTCATCACCATCAACTTTCTTACCATTGAAGCGGTATGTGTGGTCTTTGGTTACGTTCATCACAGCAATCTTCATGAACTGTGTCAGCAATGCATTTTCGTTTGAATGGTGAGAATCAGTATTTAACTGGTCACCAAGCAAGTTAAAGTACTG